AGTTATAATATTTAGCACTGTGCGTTAATGCCTCTAATTTATAATCTTCTTTTCTCGTAAAAACCCATCCAGTTCTAATATTCCTAACTCCAAACGATTTAGATAAACTATAGAACACGTATTCTGTATCTTTGTGAATATCTATCTTTTTAACTTTCGTGCTACCCACATATGCTAGATCAACTGCTGTTGATATATTATTTGGCACTTTTATAAAATTTCCATCTATAGCACTAGGAACACTAATATAGTGTATCTCACCTAATCCCTTTTTAGGAAGAATCCATTGATAATCACCATCTTTCATATATACACTTCGATGTTCTCTATTATACCACCAGTTCAACCCTTCAGTTATACCATTCATCGGATATACATAAAAATCTGATAAATCGACCACAGGTTTGAGCCATTTTATAATTTCTGTTTTATATAATTTTACTCCATCATAATCAGGTTTGATAGATTGTATAGTATTTACAACCTCCGGAAGTACAGGAGTTCGTATAGCTCTGCTTAATTTTAAAATTTCATCTCTGATGATGGTCATTATGATTTCCTTCAAATGGAGCGAATAAATTTATCCACCATTTATTGCAAGGACCATCATCATTATGTCCAAATAAATTAAGTGCGCCATAAAATATGTAAGAAAATATTGAGATAAAAATTAAATAGAGAAAAAATTTTATTTCTATCGCAAAAGAAATCATATATGTGAAAACAAGAATCACATTTTTCCATTTATGAAAAAACATAACTCTAGGATTTTTATATAAATCTTTTACAAATTTTCTTGGAATATTTTTCACTCTCCAAGTAGTAAATAATATTTCATACCATTTTTTATAAATTGGACTATGTGGATCTTTTGGTGTATCTGCATACGCATGATGCATTCTGTGTATGCCAACCCAACTCAAAGGAGATTGCCCTCCACACAATAATCCAAAGTATAGCATTAAAACTTCTGAAAATGGATTACACTTAAATTGATTATGAGCAAGATATCGATGATATCCTAACGTAACCCCTATGGTAGCAAAGATATAATAGATACCATAAAGAATTACAATATCAATAAGCATCCTGTAGATATAATCCTAAAATATGATCGTTTGCAACATTGAAATCCATTCGGTCGCCTAATGAAATAACACAGACTTCTTCTTTATTGCCTTCAAGCATAAGAAATTTACCGGTTTCAGCATTCATCCAAAATGATATTGCAGCAAGTTCTGACTGTTGGAACTGCGTTACAATATTCGCTACTGCGATATACATTACATCTAGTTCGTGTGGTAAGATGTATTCATTTACAACGTCAATAGGAAGTGCACATTGCACCGGCTTATTTCTCAATATAAGATTAGTTTCTGCTTGTGCAAAACCGGTCCAGAATGCTATTAACCATACAAGGATAATAGCGTGTATGTGGGTTTTCATTATTTTTCCAATCTATAAATGATATATTCATTTCCATTTCCGGGATCAATAGTTAGGGCAGGAGTTCCGGAAGGTGTGGACTTTCCTACTTGTTTCCACTTGTATCCTTCCGAAAGCTGCCTTTCAGACACTTCAAAGAATTCAGCATTTGCGCTAAAGAATAGAACGCTTGTTAATAATAAGAATACGCCCATAGCTAGAACCTAAATTTAACACCAACAACCGTATCGTCGTGTTTCAGACCACTGTCGAAGTCATTGTTCATATATACGGTAACTGGTCCCATACCATGACTTACATCAACGTTGACCTGGGAAATATTAAACATAAACGGATCTGCTGCTGTATCTTTCCAGTCTACGCCAACACCAAATGGCCCAAAGTCTGAACCAACCGTTAGTTTGTTTGTTTCGGTTTCTAAAGAACGTTCTGCACCTATGTTAAGTGTAGGACGTTCAAAAGCCATTGCTGCACTTGTTACGAAGCTTAGTGCGAAAGCTGTTGCGAGAATCTTTCTCATCTTTTTTCCTTTAAATTAAATTATTCGTGTTCTCCACCTGCACCTCGACCTAATCCGCCGAAATACTGTGGTGCTCTTTTAGCAGTTTCAAATGTAGCTACTGTAACTACCATACCTGCTATAATTAGTGCGTGGAGTATTGCACTAATACCAAATGCTACAATCGATCCAAGATACATAGAAAAGATAATACACCACATCCAAGCAAGTACTTGCATTACAACATGTCTTGTTTGTAAATCAGGTATATTACTTAACGGATTTCTACGATCATCCATTATAGAATTCCAACAATCTACTATAAATTTTGTCATTAATAATCACTTCCTGGTATTCCCAACCATGCGCTTACACCAAATACTTCCATAATCATAAAAGTAAACAGAAGGAGAACGATACTCCATACAATCATTTTACCACTGAAATTTGATGCTGCCAGTTTAATTGCAATAATCTCATTTCCAAAAAATCGAAGCATTAGCTCAAATTCATTTGGTTCATTCTTTACTTCAATTACTTTATCTTCTTCTTCGGTTTTCAAGTCAACCATATCTATCTCCAAGTTAAGTACCACTTTTCTGTTCCGAGGCAAGTGGCCAGCCCGGTAACACTACGCTGCGAGTGCTACAGGTGCAAAGTTATCGTTTGCATTTACTACTTTGAAGACTCAAGCATCAGTCGATCCTGTTTCGCCCCCATAAGCATACACCGTAATGTATATTGGTGGAGGCGGCGGGTACTGCCCCCGCGTCCTGTCTACCCTCTAACATCTTCATTGTTATTTATATTATACCACATTTCTCTACGCTTGTAAACATATAAATAACCCAGAGCGAATGAGGTAAAAAATGTTAGATCCAGTGACTGCAGCTGCAACAGCAACTGCGGCTTTTAATACTATCAAAAAGGGTTTTGAGATTGGCAGAGATATCGAGCAAATGGCTGGCGATATTGGTCGGTGGATGTCGTGTCTTTCTGATATGGAACAGGCAGAAAAAGAAGCAAAAAATCCTCCAATCTTTAAAAAATTATTTAATGGTTCTTCTGCAGAGCAGGAGGCTTTACAATTATTCATAGCAAATAAAAAGGCAAAGGAACAAAGAGAACAGCTAAGAAACTATATCGGTCTAACAATGGGTAAATCTGCCTGGGACGAACTAGTTCGGATGGAAGGCAAGATTCGAAAAGATCGACAAGAAACACTTTACCTTCAAAGGGAACGTAGAAAAAAGTTTATTGAGATATCAGCAATAGTTATTTTCTGTATGGTGCTACTTGGCATTATATTCGGATTTATTTTATTACTGAAAGGTCAAGGACATATTTAATGATACATGCATTTCTGTTAATGGTCTATTTAGGAATAGGCGATGATCGTAGGCTAATATCAAGTGATATGTATTTTAATGATGTGAGAAGGTGTAACTTTTTTGCAAAAGAGTTGTCAAAAAGATATTCAACCTACGCTGCCATGGACAGACGAGATAGAGCTACTGCTTACTGTGTTCCTAAATATATAAAAGAAGGTACAGGAATACAAATATATGATTGATGTAATTAGATTAAGATTAATGAAAATGAGAGAGCAACAAGACCTCCCAGAACCTTATGGGGACCTGGAAGATAAAGTTGCTCGTATTAAGACTGACATTGCAATTATGAACGATCGTCTTGGGAGGAATTCTCAAGGTCATGCACGTAAAGCTGAATTATCGCATAATGCAAAACCTTCATTAAGTCTTTCCGAGCGTCTTGCCTCGAACCCTTCTTTCCGTAACGCTGTGCGTACTTAAGAATATTTCCAATACAAAATCCTTCACCATGACCACCATCGATAATAAATTCGGTGGCTTGGAAATTATTCCGTGAATAATGTGTTCCATAGGTGTCGGTAATATAGTCCATAAGTTCATCGATGTAAATGTCTTCATCGAACTTGTAATCAGGTGCTTTTTCACCATCTAGATCATACATCTATTTCTCCCATCTGTAAAATATGTGCGCATCAACTCGCACTGTTGGTGTTTTTGTTTCTGCCCAGTCAGGACGAACATAATAGGCGTGATAGTGTGTTGCGCCTTCTGTAATATCTTCGAACCAACCAGTGTAAACTTTAAATGCCATTGAACGTGTGAGTTCATAAAGCTGCTTATCTGCTTCAGGTATTACCTCTGCCTTACCATCACAGTACCAAGAGAAATGACATTGATTTCTTTTTGGTATATATTCGCCTGTCTTCCAGGACTTAATCATAACAGCTTGATGTACAACCTCACATGCTGTATTTGGAAAGCGGGAATCTGCCATCCGGTTCATAACAACATTACCAACTGCAAGGAGACCGCGAAAAGACTGATTTCGCGATTCCCAGTACATATTTTGTGCAAGGCATTCAACCTCTTGATTAAGGTTTGATTTGTTTGCTTCTGCTGCAAAGATCTCTTCAGAGAATGCAATGGTCAGAGCTACGATTGATAAGATAATCCATTTCATTGGTACTTATCCCATGCTAGTGACCAAGCATCTGATATCAGATTACTAACTTCATATTCGTCAAGATGTTTAACAAGATCATCATAGAGAACAGCACGTTCGCAGTATTCCATGTAATCCTCACACTCAAGAGCAATCTCTCCGCACTTGTCAATGAATATATCTTCCAAGTCCATGATCCAAGATTTTACTTTACCCATTTTATTCTCCATTGAAGAGTTTGTTGAAACCAGCAAATACAATATTGTAAGCATTTGCTTCGTAGTACCACTGATCGAAGAAGTTTTCACAGTCACCGTAGCGGCTGTACATTTCCTGAACGTGTTCCATACCTTTAAGAATGTTTCCATCGATCTTGATAATGGCTACGGCTTCTTCCCAGGTAAGATCCATCTTGTGGAATGAAGGGATATTAAACATAGGGTTGCTCCTCTTTTCCTATTTTGTATATCTATTCTACCATAGAAAAAGGGGATTGTAAACCCCCTTTTTTCATTTTATTTAAAAAAAATATATTTTTTTGTTAAGGCTTAATAGCGTCAATGCCAGGAAGATAATCGGCCATACCGAGTAAATCCCCGTCGCTAAATTGACCACCAAATGGATCAAGTGTACCTCGAGTAATTGCTTCTTCTAGTCCCATTGCGATTTCTGCAACGTCTTGAGGCATATTTGTATAAGGTGCCATAGCTACCATTCCTGTATCCATGCCTCCCCATGTGTCAGAAGATTCCCATGTACCATCCATAACTGCTCGTACTCTCTCGACATAGTATGGACCCCAGTCATCAAGAATAGAAGTAAGTTGAGTATTCGGTGCAAAGTTAATCATATCAGATGCCTGACCAAAAGCCATGATACCTGCCTCTTCAGCAACTTGTAATGCTGCAGGTGAATCTGTATGTTGGGTAATAATATCAGCGCCTGAACCAACTAATACTCTTGCTGCATCGCCTTCTTTAATTGGATCATACCACGTATTCACCCAAACTACATCAATATCAAAGTCGGGGTTTACACTTGTTGCACCAAGGTAAAATGCGTTAATACCTCGAATCACTTCAGGAATAGGAAATGATGCAATATATCCTGCTTTACCAGCCTCACTTAGATGACCAGCAATTACGCCTTGGATATATCTTCCTTGATAAAACTTAGAAGAATAAACTGCCATATTATCTGCAGTCTTATATCCTGTTGCATGTTCAAACTTTACATCTGGAAAGTCTTTTGCAACTTTGAGCATTGGATCCATATATCCAAACGATGTAGCAAAGATAACATCAAAGCCTGATTGTGCCATCTCCCTAATTACTCGTTCGGAATCAGGACCATATTTTACACTTTCGATATATGAAGTTTCAACTGCATCGCCAAACTCTTCAACGACTGCTTCACGGCCTTTATCGTGCATATATGTCCAACCGTGGTCGCCAACTGGACCGACATATACGAACCCAACCTTGACTGGATCAGCATGTGCTGTAGAGAATAGAAACAGTGACAGGATAAAGGCTGTCAACCCTTTGAGAGATGATCTGATCATCATTGTACCTTTCTAGTTAATGAATTCTTCCATAATAGGAAAAATAGTTGATAACACCTTGCCGCATTCAATAGCAACTTCTTGGTGTTCTTTTTGAGTTCCGTTACCGGATCTTAATTCGATATAATGCATCCATGAACGAAGAGTTCCATTCATATACAATCGAGATTTAGTATTACCTTCTGGTAGTACTGCTCTTGCTTGTTCTTTGGCTATACCATTTTCAAGTGCCCAGTTATAGGCATCTTTAACTGCAAGAGCAACTTCTGATTGCTTTTTTAACCATTCGAGTTTAATATCAACATCTTCTGTTTCAATACTGTTTTGTCTATTTTTATGATCTTGCATACGAGCTTCTCTTAAGAGAGTAAACTCCGCTTGCTCAGCATATCTCTGTGAAAACTCTTGAAATGAAAATGACCTATGGCGTAGTATTTGTCTTGCAATATCTCTTGTTGTTTCTATTTCGAGACAAGCAGAAACCATTTCAAACGGAGACCAATGTTTTTCCCTGGCGAGATACCGCAGAAGTTTTTTGGATGTTTCTTTATTGTTTTGGTTTGATGGATTGGATACACGGGCGCAATACGCAATAAGTTCCTGGATATTTTCACCGATATAAAGTTCTCCTTCTGGCGGCTGGCTATAGCTAATCAGTCTAACCTTCATTTCTCATCTCATCATACAGTTTAATTCGTTCAATGGTTTCTTTATTGTGTTTATATGTTTCTTCGGTTATACCACACCAATCACATTCTACGCCTTTTGGGAATGACATGAGTTCTCCATACTGTTTAATACATTCATGCTCCCACCATATCGTGTTATATTCACCATTTTTTTGAGCTTCAGCGACTAATTCATTTAGTGTCTCTTCTTGTTGCATTTCATTGATAGCTTCTCTAATAAGACTATTAAAGCCTATTTCAATGAGTTTTATTTTACTTCCTTCCTCCATATCTAGTGTTACTGTGGCTCCGCCGTCACTATCTTCTACTATATCAATTACATCAATTTTCATTTTCAGAGTACTCTACAAAATCCTTACCGAATCTTTCTTCCCATTCTTGTGGGATCATAATAAAATGAAGCACTTCTTGACATGCTAGCATAAATTCAATTTCTTTGTTTTCCGGAAAGTAATCATTGTCTAAGAGATGTGTTAAATACTGTACAGCAATATCACCTGCAGTTTCTGTGTCGAGTTTTACGTTAAAATCACTCATAGTTTAAAATCCTCGAATCGTTTTCCTGTTTCAGTTTTATCAAAGACAGGCGTATCATCTGTTAGAGATTGTTCATTTTCATCAACATCAAATAATCTCATCTTTGAACGATCAACACCAATTACAAAACGTTTATGGTGTGTTGGATCATTATATCTATTTTTTAATTGTTTGACCATCATTTGATTCATTTGCTCTAACTCCTCGGTAGAAATAAGAGCAAACATTAGATCGGCTGTAGCGGGTAGTCCAAAAGATTCGGACGTATCTTCAAGCCCAACATCCGAGTTAGAATAACCAGAACGAGTCGTTTGCGTTGCAGAGAAGATCGGTAGGTCGTACTCGACCGCAAGACCGCGTAACTCTTCAGCAATTGCTTTAATGTAAGTGTATGAATTGATTGCTCCTCCCATGGCTTTCATTCGTGATGATGAACAAATATTCAAATAATCAATAAAAATAATATCAGGTTGGAATTCTTTCTTTAGCTTTAATTCATTCAGTAATCCACGGAAATGACCAGCATGTGCTGAACCAGTAGGATATTCTTTTACAATTAACTTACCAGCCGTTTTCTTTGATAGGTTATGAACCTTTTCGGTAAACTGATCCTTCGACATATTTTCAAGTTGGTCAATAGGAATATTAAGAAGGTTAGCATCGATACGTTCTGCAATACGTTCTTCTGCCATTTCCATTGTAATATAAAGAACGTTCTTACCATCAACTAAGGAGCTAGCAGCAACATGGCACATAAAGAGTGATTTACCAACGCCAGTCCCAGCAAGAGCAATGTTAAGGGTTTTGTTTGGAACACCACCTTTTGTAATCTTGTTGAAGTAATCAAGATCGAATGGTATGCGGTCTTCTTCGGTGTGGTAGAAATCATATCTTTGTTCTGCATTTTCAACGTAATCGTGACCAACATTGGTATCGAATGCTACACCAAGAGCTTTGGAAAGTAAGTCTGGTAGAGCACCTTTTGTTAAGCTATCATGTTTACCATCAATAATTGTAATCGATTCCATAATAGCATTATGGATAGCACGGTCTTGGCACCATTTTTCAGTTGAATCGATTAACCAATCCTGATCAATTTTTTCGATTGCAAAAAGCTGTGGAACAATATCCATAGCCATCTGGAACTGTTCGCCTGAAAGGTTTGAATCGTTTAGTTCGATACCAAGTGTTTCTGAAGTAGGAAGCCTATTATATTTAGCTACGTACTTACCTGCTTCTTTAAAGAGTGTTTTGTATATTCCTTGAAAATAATCTGGTTTGATAAAAGGTAAAACTTTACGCATATACTTTTCATCTGTAAGTAAATTGCGTAGAATGGTTTGTTCTATATTCGCTTGCAAATTATTCGGCCTCTCTTGCGATTACTGATCCCGATTCAATACCATCTCTAATAATTGCCTGTAGAAGATCACCTGCATATTCCTGGAGTTCGATATTTTCTACAGTTAATTCAGGATCAGGTGACGATACCACTTCAAAGTTAAATGACATCACACCTTCTTCTACTCTATTAAAACTAATTGCTTGAAATTGAAGAACGGTCTCGACATAATTACCAGTTAAAATGCGAACAGCCCATGCTTGATCATCTCCTTCAGCTGGAATAAGTTCATAATCTTTGAGTTCAATTAGCGACATCACTTACCTTCCCAATCGAAAATCTTTGCTTAATATAATCGCCAAATCCTTCTTCAAAGATTGGTTTCCAGAATTCTTCTTTTAATGTATCTTTTTCTCGTACTTTTGGTTCAAGTAATTCGCCAGTCTCCTGGCTAACCTGGCAATACCATCCATTCGACGGCTTAGCCACATATTTACCTTCGAGAGCAACATCAAGAAGACCAGACCACTTCTGTACTCCACCATCCCAAGAAACACTAATGGGTATCTTAGACTTTTCTTTAACATAACGTGATTTCTCCACATTAATTACAAAGTGATAACCTTTGATTTCGTTTCCGGATTTATCTTGCTGCCGGCCAAGAATCCAAATATTATCTGCACTGTAGTATATACCCGTTCCGCCAGATACAATAGCTTTGGGGAATAGTCCCATCTCCATATAGGTATGGTTAACAGCAATGAGTGGAATATTTTTCATGTTCAGATATGGTGTACACATACGGAATAAACCTTTGAGTGCTTTTGCACGTGACATATCAGCAACAGATTTCTCGTTGATAGCATCTTCAAGTTCTTTCTTTGATGCAAGGTTACCAACGGAATCAATCATTACCACAACTTTATCGTTACGATCCAGGCCTTCAAGTTGGCCAATCAAATCGAACTTCAGTTGTTCTACATCTGTAATTGGTGTATGAAGAACACGACTGGTATCAATATCAAATTGTTCAAAGTAAGATTGTGGAGAACCAAATTCAGAATCATAAAAGAGTAGTACCGAATCTTTATATTTTTTAAGATAGGCCGAAGCCATAATCAGACC